CTGTCAAATACTGTTATTATGTCTGTTAATCTTGTTATTGCCATTATTACAATGTTATATTATTTTTATTATGTATTTTCTCCTGAACAGCAATTTCATAGTCATTTTTAGCAGTATTCCAACTTAAATAGGTTAAAACCTTATATAAGTCTGTTCTTTTCACGCTATCTATATCATTTTCACCATTCACTCTAAATATCCCCTTTTCAGCAACCATATATAAACTATTAAGCCAACCATAAGGTTTTATGAACTTGTTGTAGAGTCCAACTGTAGAAACTCTATTTTTGCTGCTTCCACTTCTTCCTCTGTTTTCCCCAAAAACATTTGGAAAGTCCTTGTTAATTTTACGCTTTGCATTGTCAAAAAAAAACTGAATTCCCACACGAAATCCATTGTCAATTCTTTAAACTTTTCAGTTTTGGCAGGTATTGCATCATCATCATACTCTTCATCAGCCCTTCTGCAAAGTATTGCCATTTGCTCTGGCAACACATCAAACCTTCCATGTTTCATTATATCTATTGTACTCTCTAAGTGAGTTGATTCAATATAATCTCCAAATGTGTTTCTTCTTAGAAATTCTTTTGGAAATAGGTATTCCTCACCTTCAAATTCAAATTTATCTATACCTTTTGGCTTATATTCTTCTAATGTTTGTGAGAATGTTGCTACTGCAGCATTTACACTATCAACATCTAGCATATTCATCTCATTAGCACTAAGACCTGTAAGATATATAAAAATATCCCTATTCATCTTCAATAATTCTACTTCTGAGTGTTCTGCCTCAATAACATTACCCTCATCATCTCTTTTGTTGTATTGATTGATGATTGCGTACAATCCACACCAATATCTAAGTGTTATGTCTTTCCACTCAGTTGGGATGTCATAACTTTTGTCTTGAATTTTAATTTCTACCATTATATTATTTTAGTTTTGACTAAGTTCTATATCTTGAATATCTTTCAATAATTTGCTCTTCTCTTGTTCATCTATAAGTACATCTGCTAATTCACTTGTTGCGTTTTCACAATACTTTCCAATTTGCTCTAAATAATATTGCAAATCTGAATTATTCTCACCATCTTTTAATGCAGTTAAAAAACCAACAGCAGTATAAAAGGTCATATTTGGTATTAAAAAGATAAACTCAGCAGTTACACCACTATCTTCATCCTTCTTTAGCATAGTATCGTGAAAATTATTGGAATATAGATATACTGTCTTTAATATATGTAAAAAGTCCTGATATTTACCCTCACTAACATCTTCAGTAGCAAAATACATCACTTGCTTAATGTTTTTCGTATGACTTTCAATAATCTCTCTATGTTTGTCATTAAGATAAAATATGTCTGTATTTTTCATAATTTTCTGATAATTTTTTTAGAATTACTCAAAACTATGCAAAAATAGTAAATATACTGTGAAATATTTTCACAATTTTTAAACAAACTGAAAAAAACTTTAATTAAAGTAAACTACCTTACCTCCACCACCCCAAATCTCCTTATTTACAGCCATAACCAAACAATCTACCATATCATCATGTTTTGCTGCAGGGAATCTAGTTAATTGGTCAAGAAACTCTCTATTCCAATCTCCATTCAGTAAACTTACTCTACCACTCTCAAGTGATGCACTAATATCACTAACTCTTGCTACTTTGTCTTTTGTTGGTGGTTTATCTTCTTTTACATTAAGTCCTGTTTCTCTAACTAATGTTTGCACAATAGATTTACCTGAGGCTTTAGGTTCTACAAATATTCGGCTTTTTGGAGTATATCCATTCTTTTTCACCCATTGAGGAATGAATTTAACTAATTCTGGAAATTCTTTATGCACATTAACACAATCTACTATTTGCCATTTGTTATCTTGATAGGTATATGCTAGTAATGCAGATGGGTCGTTCTTTTGATTTGCAGTATATGCAGGGTCAATAACAAAGTTTACTGTTGCTTCATCTTTTCTATATCTATCAATCTTAAACCAATCTTTATGAATCATACCACTATCTAGGGGTGTTGGTGTTTGTTGTAGTTGCCCTGCATAGCCATAAGTACCCAATGCACTTTTATAATCATCTAATACTTCTTTACTAAATCTATCTTCCCAAAACAAGCCATTTTCTTTATTATAAAACTTTCCTAGTGATTTTGGTTTTATATTACCATTGTGATTTGTTGCTGGTATGCAAATATGTTTATATTTTGTTCTTGTTTCCCTATCTAACAAGAATCCACTTAAATCTTCTTCATGCACTCTTTGCATAATAATAATTCTCACTCCAATGTCTGCTTGATTTAATCTTGAGTAGAATGTTGTCCTATACCATTCATTAGCGTTCTCTCTTTCTGTTGCTGAGTTTGCCATTTGAGGTGATAGAGGGTCATCCACAATTAGGAAATCTCCACCCTGTCCTGTTACAGTACCACCAACAGATGTTGCCCTTCTCATTCCAATATGATTATTCTCGTATCTCTCTTTTAAGTTTTGGTCTTTTTTAATGTGAAATACATCACCCCATCTTTTCTTAAACCAATCACTAAATATTATATCTCTTGATTTAGTTGCAAGTTCAATAGATAGTGCAGCAGAGTAAGAAGAAGTAATGAATCTTAGTTTAGGTGATTTTATCCACGCCCATACTGGAAACATAACAGTAACTATTAATGATTTCGTACTTCTAAATGGCACATTAATAATTATATCTTTAGTTTTTGGCTTTTGTGCTATGATTCTCTCACATTCTTCTTGTAGAGTATCGCATATATATTTATGATGCCAATTAGTTGATAGGGGTACAGATGGTTCTACCACTATCCAAGCAGCCTTAAAGAACTCATAGAAACTCATCTCACATAGTTTCTTTTCTAGTGCGAACTTTAATAATTTTTTATTAGTCATCTACTTCAGTAAAGTCAATATCTTCTGCATCTTCAAGTCCTCTGATTTGTTTTTTAATATCATCAAGTGTTGCACCTTCAGTTAAATTAATCTCAATCTTAGTATCGGTATCTCTTTTGATTTCTGTTGATTGCAATTTTGGCATAGCATAGTTCATTAGTTTTGCTATTGCATCTATATATGCTCTAGGGTCTTCATCAAACAATATATCTAATGCCATCTTAATCTTTACAGGTTGTCCTTCTAATGCATAAGCAAGTGATTTACGAGTCATCTTAGCAACTTGTCTTGCCTCATTATTTTTAGGTTGTAGTGCTTTTGGAGTTTTATTATAGTTCTCATCTATCTTACCAAGTTGAGGTCTTTTCTTCCTTGCTTCACTACCTAACTTCTTCTTATCTTCTTTCATTATTGTCTTTAAAGTCGCAAGATACAAAAATAATACAAACTACTTTCCTAATTATTATATAAAATTGAACTACTATATTTTAACATTTTTGTAAATTGTAAGAAAACTATGCAAAACTATAATTTTAAACACCTACCTTCGTGCCTCTTATAAGAGTATATGTTATTCTTCTATTATACTTATAATCGCCACATCCTATAGTAAACATTATTGCTCATATCGCAAAGTATGTACCAACTTCTAAAATAAATGTTTATTCTAAAACATAGTATTTATAAAATTGAACTTTAGATTGGTGTGTGTGCGTTTGTGTGGCTAAACAGTATATATACTAAGGTTTACGGAATCCAAATCCCAAACCTATTTTTTAAACAATCTCAACCCATTGTTAATAACTTTTAATAAAAATCTTCAAGAATTGAGCCAAATCTTAACAAAAACCGCTCAAAGTTCGTAATATCTTGATAAATAGTGTGTTATATCTTGAAAATGTTTGTTTTTTTAGTGCAAAGTTGTATAGAAAAAGAAAATTTGCCAATCATACAGAACAATTTAAACCTAATCTAACAACACATAGTTAAATAATAATAAAGAAATAAAGCCTTTTAAAGCCTTTTAATAGTGTTTCTAGTGTGTTACTATTACTTATCTATTTGCTTACATTAGAGCATAAAAAAACCACCTTGTTAAAGGTGGCTTAATATTAGTATTTAATTACTTTACTTATTCAATCAGTTTGCAATTTACTAAAGTATTGTGTTTCATGTGTTCTCTTATGTAGTCTACATCATAACTTATGTTTCCTTTTAAGTAGTCAATTCTTTCTTGTTGGCTTTCGTTTGGTAGTATGTAAGTTTTAATATAGTCGTGTAGTTCTTTGCTATCTTGTTTTATTTCTTGTAGTTTCATAATTTTATATTTATTCTTATTAATTGTTAGAGTTAAAAGAGTGTTAAAATTTAACATTCTATATTTATTTATCTTCATATCGTAAACGCATAACAAATTGTATTTGCTCGGCTCAAATGGGCGTGGCTTTGCATTTTCTTTAAGTCCTTTAGTAACTTTAAGGCGACCTGTTAAAAGCCTGTGCTGTCCATTCTTCTTGATGAATGTACTACTAAAAATTCTGCCGTTTGTTTCTTCTATTAATTCTTTTGCTCTTTCTGTGTTAATTGTTTTCATGTTTGTTTAATGTTTTGCCTAGCATCCACCGAATAGGATTGCTAGAATTAGTAAAAATGTTAATTGAGTATCTGACCAATTTGTCAGAGGTAATTGTCCTTTGCTCATTTTATTTAGTTTTTAAGTTATTAAAAAGGTAATTGTAATTTTAATTCTTTTATTAATTCTTTTATTTGTTTGTTTGTGTACTCTTTAGAAGAATAAACAATATTTATTAATGCTTTTATATTGGTTTTTTTCTCTAAAGATGTAAACTTATTAATATTGTTTATTTGTTCTATTTCCTGAAGAATATAAAACGATAATTCATTTATTAAATTTCTTTTTTGTTTTGTTATCATAATTTTAATTTTAAGCGTTTATAATTGTTTTGTCTAGTGGTATACTAAGCCGACTTTTTTGTTGTCTTGTATTGCTTTTAAATCGTTGTTACTTGCGTCTATATATCCAGCACTTAACAAAGTTGTAATATCCTTAAAAATACGTGCGTGTCTGTCTTTTGCCGTATTAATTAAATCATCAGTTTTTGAACCCTCTGAGAATATAATTTTTAAATTGCTAGGAATATTTATGCAACCTTTAAAAAATGGAATGCTTTTTGTATAAGCGTAAAAAATAACATCTTTATTATCATTTGCTATCTGTACCCACTTTAAAAGATATGCAATAGAATAAAAATCTCCTGAGTCGTGAATTCTTATATGTGTTGCTTTTTTCTTTTGTATCTCTTCATTCATTAAAGGAATAAAATTATTTGTTTTGCTTATTTTATACTTTTCTTCCATAAGTTGCCCAATTTTTGGAAATCTTGTATAATTGCCTTTTTGTGCATAGCAATATTTAACGCATGAGTCCGCAAATGGGCATGTTATTTTTCCTGATTTAGTTTTGTATGCTGGAATTGAAAAATTAAATATTTTTGTTTTATTTAATTTGCTAGTCTTTTTTAGTTTTGCATTTTGTGTAAGTAAATTCATTTTTTTATAGTTTTAAATTAATAGTTTTTTAATTGTGTTCTTTACAGGTTGGACAAATTCTGATATCCTGGTCTAATTCATCACCGCAACAAGAGTAAAAACAGTCTTCACATATTTCGCTGTCTTCTACGAAATATGTTTTACTTTCTTCAATATCGCAAATTTCACAATATTTTGTTTTACCATTCCACTCTGTTGGGTCGGTGTGTTGTTGGTTGGTTGATTCTTTGTAGTCTTTGTAATTCATTTTATTTAGTTTTTAAGGCGTTAATATTAGTTTTTAAGGTTTAACAGTATGATTGTATATATAATACTGTTGTAAGCATTGAAACAGCAACCAGACAAACATAAGTTAAAAAATCAAGAGCCTTATCTATTCTTTTGTTTTTGCGTTCTGTTAAATTCTCTATTTTGTATTTACAATTCCCATTATCAAAATATTTATTTATTTGCTTTAGTTTTATGTATGTGCCGTCAGTACCTTTTATATTTCTAAAAAAGTTTATTTTTTCTTCTCCATTCATCAAATGAACTTTACCACTTGATAAATTTGTAATTTTGTAATTATTCATAATTTTATTTTTTAGTTATTAAATTATTGAGTTGTAAAATTTTAATGCTTCAACTCTTCCCTTCTTGTTTCTTGCAAATTGTTCGTATGTCATCCATCCCCCGCTTAGTTCAATACATACAAGATTGGTTTCTAATTTAATAGATTTGATATGCCCCCATTTTTTATTAAATTTTGGCTTTTTATAATTTGTTTTCATTTTGTTTTTTTTAGTTAATTTTGTTTTATTGCGTTTTGTTTCGCTAGTAATAGACAAAGGCAGGAGGCTCTCTCTCTTGAGGCAGTTGGCTAATAAGAGGTTGCAACCTCCTTTTGCTGATTATTCTTTTACCTTTGTTTCGCCTTTTAAAGGCTCGTCAGTATTACTCTTAGTAATTTTCTTGAGTTAGTTCTGCGAAAATGTCTTCAACTGCTTCATTTATTAACGTTTCTTCGTTTGTATTGTCTAAATTTAAACATTCTACACCGTACACCGATAAATATAAACTACTTTCTCTACAGTGAACTAATCCGCAAATCTTTGCAGTAATAGAATAAGAGTTTTTAAACCCTCTACAAATTGTCTCTAGTAGGTATTTAGGACGTAACGTTTCGCCATCTAATAAAGTTAGTTTACATTGAATTGCTTGGTTGTGTCTGTTAATTGTTGTCATTGTTTTTGTTTTTAGTTTATTTTGTTTTATTGTCTTTTAATTATTGACATGACAAACATACAAACAATTTTTAACAAAAAGCAAACAAATGTTAAAAAACTTTTATCTACTCTAGTAAAATTGCATAAAATAAGCATAAAATACGGCTATTTTAAGCAAATAGTAAAATTAAAAAAGTGCTTTTTTCCCTCGTTTTTGGGTGATGCTGCTGCAAAAGTTGTTTTTTATATATTGTATTTATGTGCTTTTTGTGGTTCGGTTGGTGCTGCTCAATTTTTGAGGTTGAAAATTTACAATAATAGAACGCGTATGTGAATAACAAAATATTTTAATTATTTGCATAAATTCAAAAAAAGTTATTAACAATTTTTATTTCTATTATATTTTTACATTATGTTAAATTCTGAAAAATCTCAAAAAATTTTTTTATTTTTTTTACCCCACAACCCTAGCAGTTTCACAGCAGTTTCAGGGCAGTTTCAGCAGTTTCAGGGCAGTTTCAGCAGTTTCAAGAAAAGTTTTTAAAAAAAGTTTCAAAAGAAATTTAAAAAGATTTTAAGAAATTATTTTTCAGAGAGTTCTTGTGCTTTTTTTAAGGAATTTTCATATACCAGTCAAGGACATCCATACATTCTTCAAGTCCTTTAACTACCTTAGCATAGTAACCTGCTTCATTGAGGTATGCAACCCACTCTTTTTGTTCTTTAGATGGATAGCAAGTCTTGTCTGCTTTGATTTCTAGGAATAGACCACCATATAGATGGTTTATCTTCATTATCTGCATGTCAGGAAAGCCTTTAACATAGCCTGTTTTCTTGGCTAGTATTGCTTGTTTCATGGAGGTTCTAATACCACCTAGTGATGCACAGTATCTTACATCAGGATATGAATACTTCATATAGGTACAGAAGGATGATTGGACTAATGCTTCTTTCTTCATAGCCATACCCCTATGCCCCCTTGCACCCCCTATGCTTACCCCCTATACCCCCTACACCCCTATTACCCCCTACATCCGTATAAGTCTTACCCTTTATGAGTTGGTGCATTAGAGGTTGAGATACACTATACTTTCTAGCGAGAGATGAGATAGTTATCTTCTGAGTTGCATTAGTATATTCTTTTCTAATTGCATTGGCTTCTTCCACAGTAAACTTTCTTCTGGAGTAACCACCACCTCTACTATCTTTTCTATCTTCTAATCTTATTTTTCTAATCTTTGGCATAATCTAATATTCATCATCAAACCTATCAGTAGTTTCACCATATTGATTTTCAATATCAATGTTTGTGATTTTAATATCTACTTTGTTTGGATTCTTTTTATTTATATAGCAAATTCTGTCTATTAATTCTTGGTCTGCTTCAATCTCTTTTATGTTAGATGTAAGAACGAATGTGTCTATCATTCCTGTAATTGCTTTCCTAGTTACAGTTTTTTTATTCTTTATCTCGTAAGATACAAATACTCTAAAGATTGGTTTTTTCATTTTTAATTTTATCTAACTCAAACTCTAGGTGATTAATAGCCTTCTGTATGCAATCAACGCTTGTTTCGTGCTTACGCTTTGCTCTAAGAAGATAAGTAACTGCAGTACCAACATTGTACGATAAATCAAAATCTTCTACAACCTTCCTAGCCTCATACCCATAAACTCTACCAATATAATAGTTTGGAGTTTTATCTTTACTGTAATCTATTTTAAGTTCTTCTTTTGTTAATAGCATCTTAGGGTTTATTTTTGATGATACTTCTTCTTTTTCTCCCCAAGTAGTGGTTGGAGTCCACCCATTCCTTCCCTTCTCGTAGTAGTATTTATTGTGTTTTTGGTCTTTCATTTATTCTATCGTTTTCTAGTCCACCAGTTCTAGTGATGTGCTTATTCATATTTTCTTCTAACTCCCTGTTTTGTCTTTGTGTTATTTTACCTTCAACATACTGAAGCCCAATTATAGTAAAAATTACAGTACCAACAAATATTTTTACCAATAAAATTATTTCATTACTATCCATTTGTTTCTAATTTAAAGTTATTTTCTATTAATTTAAGTAACTGATGAGGTGTATATATCCTACTATTACCATCATAGTTTTCATATATGCAAGTAAAGTTATCATCTTCATAAGTCCATAAACTCCTTACATTATTCTTAATGTGGTTTTTTAATATCCACTTAATTGTTTTGTATGTTCTTTTAGTTTCAACCATTTTATTTTTCTTGTTCGTACCATACGGCATAAACCTTAATTCCTTTAGGTTCACCCATTAGTATCTTTTTCTTTATTTTGGATTCTTTTACTAAGTTCTTATCCATGTATTTTGGATTCTTACTATTTAATTTTCTTTTCTTCATTTTATTTTTTTATAATTAAAAGAATATCCAAATATTAAAGAGTGCCTTAGTGTATATGCTATTGAAAATCCATAATTCTTCTTTCTGTATTCTGCCTTTACCCTTCTCTCCCTAAAGTCATCATATTCACCCCTATAATGATAACCATCTATCAAATAACCATATAATGTTCCTGATTGGAAATAATGCAATGGTATTCCTATACCATAAGACAATACATATTCATTTGCTCTTCTTTTGTAAAAAGAATATCCAGCAGACATATAATGCATTATGTAGTAATCATCAGCAACAAGTTGAGGTTTTGTGTAATTAACATTTAAAAATCCTCTCGCTACCTCCCCTACAAACTTGTGAGGTGCTGCAACTTCCACCCCAAGCATATCACTATGATTACACTCTGTCGTATCAGTCTGTGCATTAACTGTAAATGCACTTAAAAATAATAGTAATATATTAATTATTCTTTTCATTTTATATTACAAAAAGCATGGTGGGCTAGTAAAAAATAAACAAATTTAACAGTTGTTAAAATTAAAGTTATTTTACCCACCATACTCATTATACTCATCATCCATAAATTCGGTGCAGAAATACGCCTCTAATATACAAACGATTATTACTACTCCCCATATTGTTAATATTGTTTTCATGTTGCAAATATATAAAAATATTTCAATTTTATACAATTATCTTAAAAGTTTTGGTTCTGGTCTGTAATGAGGAACTGATTTTGGGTCATCACCTCTCTCAACTTTTGCTCTTGCATCCCATATTAAATCTCTATGCTTTCTTAACCATCTCATATAGGTTGGAACTGTTAAATGAATAAAGTCATTAGTTATAGGACTTCTCACTCCAATATTAAAAGCCCTCTCTGCATCTTCAAAATAAAAATTCTTATAAGTCTTAGCCAAGTCATCTGCTAAACTTTGCGACATAATCATTATTGTATCTTCCTCAACATTATTTTGTCCTAATTCAATATATGTTTTACTTATTAAATCTACAGCACTCATAAGTAAATCTTCTTTAGTCATTGTTTTTATCTGTTTCATTTTTTAAATTGTTTTTTTAATTTTTCTTTTACATTAACATTCTTTTGCAAATGCATATGTATTTTACTCATTCCCTTATTAGCACTTTTATTTTTTTCTTGTCTTTTCTCCCAAGTTCTAATACACGCTTTCCAATCCTTCATTTTGTTTTTTCCAACCATCCAATCTTTACTTTCATAGAAATCAAAAAAAGTTTCTGCATCTATATTATTATCTCTCCAAAAACAATATTCTTTAATCTCTTCAACTTTTGGTTTTTTAAAACGCCCTTTAATATTACTATCTGTAAGATTAGTATTAATATGTTTATCTTTAGATAAACTAATATTATCCTTAAAGTTTTCTTTAATACCCCCCTTTAAGTTTTCTTTAATACCCCCTTTAAGAATTCTTATATACCTCCTATCAATTTCTTTAGTACCCCCCTTGTAAGTGTAAGATGTTGATATATAGTCATTTGCAACTAATTCGCTTACCCACTTAGAAACTGTTACAACACTCTTGTCATAAAGGTTAGAAAAGTATTTATTTGTAGCAAAGCACTCTCCATTAATGTTCAGTAGTGCGGTTATTTCAGCATACATTAATTTAGCATTTGCAGTTAGGTTTTTATCATACCTAACCTCAGCACTTATTATAGCATAATAATTTGGCTTCTCTTTCATTGTTTTAGTTTTAATTGTGTTTTGGTATTTCTAATTCATAGCACTCTGTATAAGTGGACATAACCACAGTCCACTCACTTACCTCTTTGTGAGTAAACCAACAAAATCTTGCGTATAAGGCGTTCAATGGCTGTATGAATAAATAGTGCGTAACTTTCTTTTGAGGGTTGTTATGGGCTTTAAAATTGATTCTAAGGGCATTTCCATCACTTCTTACGCCCTTAACATCAATGTAATGTAATTCACCAATTCCTTGCATAATTAAATCAGCCTCAACAACTGGTCTTTCTTCAAGCAGTAAAGCAGCCTTATATTTTATACCTCTATTATTCTCCATAAGGTGTCTTGCAATAAGTTCTGCAAATATTCCTAATTGCTGTATAGAATGTTCTTGATTACCTCTATACTTCTCTGTGTTTTCATTGTAAATATCAGCAGACAACATACTCCTTACCTTAGCAAGTTCATCAGAAAGTTTGATGAAAGTGCTAGGATAAGTTGTTTTTTTCCACTTAATCATTAGAATGGCAAGTCATCTTCTGCTTTTGCTGTGGACTTCTTAGCAGTAGTTTTTTTATCAGTTGGTGGCTCGTAAGTATTTACATAAGCGTAATGAGTTGCACCCTTTTCAGATGGTTCTCTCCTTTCTGAAATCACCATAGAAACCCAACCATTCTTTGAGTTTGCTTGTAGTTCATCCATCTTAAAGTTAGCAACCATCATTGTACCATACTTCGTATTAATGTTTTTAATACTACTTGGTAAGTAAACTTTCTCTTTCTTGTCTGTCATTTTTTAATTTTTTAATTTTATATAATTTGGTTAATGATTCATTTATTTTATTTAATTGAGTTTCTAGTCCTAATATTTCCTCATCCACCTCAACTTCAATAATCTTATTTTCTACTCTTTTAAATGCTTTAGTATCATCTTGGTAGTTGTTATAAAAGAACTCAAACTTTCTTGTGTGGTGGATTATAGATGCATGATGTAAGTTAGTTACCTGACCTATCTCACTAAGAGTTAATCCAAACATTTCTCTTAATATGTAGATATACATTCGCTTAGCAAATATAATGTTTTTCTTTCTACTTCCCAAAAACATTCTATCTTTATCTATACCATAAATATCTGCTAATTCTTCTGTGATTATATTGTGGTAATAATCGCTAAATTTTAATCTTCTTCTTCTCATTTGTTATAATTTTAATTTAAGTCGTACACTATTGTATCAACTATGTCTTGTATGTTTAATCCAATAAAGTCTGCTAAAGTCTTAGCGTGAATAAATCTAAGTGATGGTGGATTCTCTATAAACTTTCTACTTGTAGCATAGTTGACTCCAAGTATCTTACAAAGTTTTAAATTAGACACCCCATATATCCTTAACAAAGCCTCGAATTCATTCCTAGACTCTCTAATCTGTACTAAGGTGTATTTATTTGTCATCTCTCTTTAGGTATGTTTCTACCTTCCATTTTTCTATCCTGAACTTAGTTTTATTGCCATGATAAAAATCTACTAATTGGTTTTTGTTTAAGAGTTGAATAATATTATCTTCAACAATCTCACCTAAAATAATTGGTGGCTCATAAATGCTCTTCTTGTTCCACACAATATAAGTGTAAACTTTTAAAAAGTGATTAAAAATCTCTATGTCCAAATACTCCATCTCTGAACATTTTTTCCCATTGTTTTCTAGTGTCTGCTTCATATCTGTTTTCATTTATTAAAGTTATTATTTCTTCTGCTTCTAGTTCTGTTAAATCATTTATCCTTCCTAGAATATCAGATTTCATTCTTGTGGTTAATGATGTTTGGTCAATCCTACTCTCAATGAAAAGCCATTGCCCATTTGTAATAGGTGTTGGCTCTCCATCAAGAACATTATCTATCCAATCATCATTCATTAATCTACAATCTCATCCTGACCAAATACTCCTTGCTCATAGAATCCTGCAATCTTTAAAACAACTCTACTCATTGCCCTCTTTTCTGCCATAGCAACAGGGAACTTCTTACCACCTCCCATTAAGTTATTGTCAGATGCTTCTCCAAAACTCATAGCATTTCTAACATCATTACCAACTTTCATAGTTGCTGCTGCTCTTAATACGCAAATACATTTCTCTATATCCATGTTGATTACTTCATAGGCAACTGTAATGTTGTTTCTTGAAACAATCTTATCTATCCCAGTTCTAGTGATAATTACAAACCCTCTCTTGTCCTTGTAAATATCTTCTTCAGTTAAACCATTCTCTTTGTAAAGCCTTCTTAAAGCATCTTTTCTAGTTTCTACGATTGGCTCAGGTTGTTTCTTCAGTTTTTCTTGCATTGTTTTTTTTGACATTTTGTTATTATTTAATTGATTAATACTCGGTTGTTGTGCAATATCATGCATTGCGTTAATTGTTTCTTCTCTTTCTTTCATAAATTGTTCTTTCATTTTTCCCATAATTTTATAGTTTTAGTTAGTAATTTTGTCTTGTTGGATAATGTAGATAATCATAAGTATTATGATTGTAGGTACTGCGATTAGTGTTTCCATTTAGTTTATTGTTTTAGTTATTAATTGAGGCAAAGATATAAAATTGGAATTACCCACCAAAAGATTTTTAACAATTTTTTGAAAAATGTTTACCTACTAGAGTAAAATTGTAGTAAAATTGTGTGATATTTTAGAAATAATGCACTAAACGAGCCACCTGCCCACTTGTTTTTTCGTGCAAAAATCCTTCAACTGCTTTAGGAATTCCTGTAAATCCTTTTCTTGAGTGCCAACTATCAGTTCCTGATGGACTACGCATATACTCTACAGTAACTCCTATAAAGTCTTTTGCATCTCTCCATTTGTGTTTTACTTTGTGATGTAAATGATGTAGATACCAATATCTATATTTAGTTTCACTCCACATTTCAGGCTTCTCCTGAGCCATTAAAAGAGGTAAGTTGTCCATCTTAGCACCATCTCCATGCTCTAAGCCAATTAAGTTCTTACCATACTTATAATACTTTCTATGTGCTACACTAATATCAAAAGAAATCTCTCTATCATTTCTGAACCAACTCTTTAATGCGTGTGCCAAATGAAATCCACTTTGATAATCGTGATTACTCATTGAATGTATCACATCAACAGGTGCTATCTCTCTTAACATCTCTACACACTTAACATATAGTGCTAATGCAACTTCAAAATGTTCCCACCACTTCCCATCTACATCTTGCCTTGTACCTGCTGTAGTTTGATTATATACATTATCAATATGTAAAACATCATTACCTATACAAAATAATACTCTCTCTACTTCAAACCCTTCCGCTTTATACATAAGTCCTTCTAAGCCCTCTAAAACACGCATACAGGCAGTTTCAACATCATACCCATCACCAGTTTCAAGCCCATTAGCATATTTACCTATATGTATGTCTGCAGGATTTATTATTAATAAATGATTAGCATTTTTATTTTCTCTTTTTACTGAAGGGTAGTAGGGTGAGTGGCTTTCAATGAAGTCGCTAATCTTATCTAGCATATCATTTTCATTAACAGATATATCTTCTTTAGTTACAATGCTAAACCTGTATTCACCACTAGCAGATTGCCAATGTTTAACACTTACAACATCATCCTTATCTATACCTCTCTCTGAAAGATGTATATCTAATGCTGTGTTGCCATTAATGTTTGTTGTGCTTTCTGCTCTGTTTTCATAAACCATCTCAACTTCTTCTTTGGACAGTCTAAGTCTTTTACCATATTTTTTCATAGTTTTATGTATTGGTTATGATGCAATTATACAAAAAAAAATACTTATATAAAACAAAAGTGAGATGTTTTTGAACACCCCACTCTTGAAAACTATAAACATGAAAACAAAGATAGGCACAACCCTACCTAAGTTATGCAAAGATAATTATTTTTTACAATTATCAGTACAATTACATTTATTTTTCTCAAATACAGAGAAACATAATGGTAATACCCCTAACCCTGTCAATATCAACGCATTAGTATCAATACCATTCTTCTCAATGTATAAACTAGCAGCAATTACTATCACTCCACTAATGGTTCTTTTACTACTCCATTTACCTTTAGTATCTGTAAAAAGTTCTTTTACTGCCTTCAATAATTCTGTTATTGGTTTTACGCCACCCTTTAGTAACGCTTCCCCTATCCACCTCTTAAACATTACTTTTTAATGTCTGCGAGTCCTTGACCTAAGATGAGTGTAAGAATAGCATAATAAACTTTCTCAACCTCACCTTCAGTAAGTCCTAATTTAACTGCTGCAAATGGAACAAATATTGCACTAACTGTGTACCAGAATTTTTTTGAATTGAACATCTTTTTTAAAATTTCCATAATATATATTTAATTAGTTATTATTAATTAGTATAACCAAATCACAGGACTTGGTTTATCGTAAACATCTATATCTACATGAATAAATGATTCATGTAATCCAAACCTCTCAAAATCTGCAAAAACTAAAGCATCCATCATAATTGCTCTAGCATTACTATCTTCACATTTAATATCTGCAGCCAATCCCTTTGTGTGTGATGAGGTTGGGTTCTTCTTACTCTCAGGATGATTTTTACATCTGTAGCCACTAGATATTACAAATGGTATCTTTGCAAATTCTCTAGCCTTATCTAAAGATTGTAATAACTCATCACTTACAACAGTTTCACCACAACCACACTTACAGGTGAATTCGCTTCTCTTAAAATGATTTAAAGTCATTTTATGTTGTTACTGCAATTATCTCTATATCACACGCTGCTGTATCTGCATCTGCTTTTATCTGAGTAATATCTGCAAAAGCACCAAAAGTTGTACTTGAAGCAATAGCATCCATTTCATTACTCATTAACAAGAATACATCTCCTGCTAATAACTTATAAAAGAAAGAGTCAGCACCATTATAAAGTGTTAAAGTTATAAAGTTCGTGTCATCTAAATTTGTAATTCTAAAATATTTGTAATCTCCTACTGTTACTTGACCTGCTGCATCAGCAGCCCCAAAATTGATAATTGCAGGGTCGCTAGTGCTAACATTCATTATTCTTTGTAAAACTTGACCATTACTTGAAAATCTTTTATTTGTTGTGTTTCCATAACTAACGCCATTAAGAGTATAACTCTCTGTTATTGTTACTGTTAAATCTGCTGTGTCTATTGTTGTTGCCATATATTTTTATATTTTATTTGTTGTTCTTACTCCTCAATCACGCCCCAATCACCATCTTTAAGGGTTGTTCTCATTTCACTTTTATTCTCTGTTGTTTTCCCTTTTAAAAAACTTGGGTTATCTCCATAAAACTTAACAAAAGTCTTATCTTTTTCTTTATTCCATCTAAGAGTATCTTCAGAAGTTTCAACTACTTGTGAAAAATCTATAGTTTCTACATCTGCTCTGTTTATTATTACATATTTTCTATCCATATTATTAAGGTGTGTCTGTTACTATATTACTACTATCCATATTTTCCATAATTGCTGGATTACCACCAACCTTTACCATTGAAACATTATCAAAATAACGCACATCTCCATCTGCCCCTGCTGAACCTCCATTACCTATTCTAACTTGTATTGTTAATGGACTGCTTTCCGTTCTAAAAAACCCAACCACCTCTGTCCATGTGTCTGCAGGAATATTCGCCCCATCCCAAGATTGTGTACTTCCAAGCCGATTCCAATCATTTCCAGTTGCACACTCAATATTCATCCAACTACTAGAATTAGCACTTGGTGCGTATGCCCAATAAGAAAACCTATAAACAGTATTTGCATCTACTGTAATAGCAGATGTTGTTACCCCTTTACTTGTAGCAACACCATTAGTTTCAAATTTCCAAGAATAATCTCCACTCTGTGGTTTCTCTGTACTCCTCTCACTAATAAGACCTGTACCACCTGATGCTGTCCATCCAGTTCCTGTTGCAAAGATAGGGTCTGTTATTAAGTTTTCACCTATTGTTGGAGTTTCTTGGTCAAATATAACCTCGCCACTACCACTATCATAAATACCATCACCCATTCTCCAATAACTCAAAAGATTTCCACTCTTATCTACACCACTACCTGCGGTATAACTTGCGGATAAAGTTAAATCATTTGGAGTTCCCGAATTATATATTGAATCAACAGTATCTCCATCTAAAGCAACATCCCATATTGCAACCTCATCCATTTCCCCATCAAGATATGAAGTCGTACCAAACCTACCCATTTCCAATTGACCTGTGTTATCTATATCTACTGAAGATGAGCCACTTATAGTTGCACTACCTCCATAAGTTGTAGTATCACTACCATCTCCATTTACATAAAGATTAATATCTCCACCTCTATCAACGCTAACACAAACATGAATCCAAGACCCCACAAGTGGAGTTACATCCGCCCCTCCAGTTACAGCAAACGCAACTACACCACCGCTCTTCCCTACAACATAAAGTTCTTTAGTAGATGCAATTGTTCTTACTCTCCAAAAATCACTTGACCCTTGTTTTTTAGAGATGAATCCTTGGTCATCAGCATCATCTAATTTAGTCCAAAAAGCAATACTGAAATTATCTGTACCTAAATTAAGGGTATCGCCTAATGCCAAATATTCATCTGCATAAAAATTCATAGAGTAATTGTTAGAAAACTCTTTAGATGTTATTGAATTTAATGTATTGTTTAATGCTAATCTCATTGATGTTATTTTAATTTATTATGCACTAGCGTTACCATCATGCTCTCTATATCCAATTCCTATTCCTGCACTCAGCGTTATCGCTGTGATTCGCATGAACAAGGTAGTACCTGCAGGTAGGGAAGTTTGAAGAGAAGATTCTCCAGTAACTCCATCAGCAGTAATAGCACTAATTGTTGATGCTACTGGAAAATATACACAATAGAAATCCTTTCCTGTTTGTGCTACAGTAGTAAAAACCTCAGTTCCACCACCCTTACCTAGCATTTCAAATAGTAATGTATTGTCTGTATCAAATGTACTCATTTTATTATTTTTTAAATTGTTATTATTTTATTTTTATTCTGTAAAAAGTTTTATTAATGCCCCTAAAGTTATAGCATAAATCATCCACATTGCCTTCACTAAAACCTTTCTCATTGCTGTGTTTCTGTTCACTCTAGCAGCAACTCCTTTATCTGGATTTAATAGCCTCTCTGTAAGCATATCCATCTTCCCATCCAAATTATCTATCTTCTCGTTTATCGCACTTATGTCTTTCTTCATTGATACTATTTCTTCTTTTGTTGTCATTAGAATGTTGTTGTTTGTATTGTTAAATTCATATAAAGAGTTGAACCACCACTTGCCTCTTTAATCATTGGAAATATAATATCTCCTGCCAATACAGAAGATGCTGTTATAGTTGTTTCATTTATCCTAATACCCCTGTTATTATTATCAAGTCCTTCTACTGTAATCTCATCAATCACAGTAGGAACAACAGAAGCAATTTCATCCTCTACAGGTGTTAATTTACATATAGCAATAGTAACATCATAGTCCCCATTACTTGTAAGCCACCCACTTATAGATGTAACTGCAGCAGTTTCAGGGATTACACAAGCCTGACCAATTCTAAAAAAATTAGTTGGGGACATACTTCCTAAAGAAACTGTAGCAGTACCATAATCTATATCCATTTGAAATGGAGATTTATTATCATTAACATCTTCACCATAAGTGTAATTAGTTAATGCTGTAGTTATATATCCCTGCATCTTGTAATTAGTAACACCCATGTAAGACTTACTCTTCCACTCTAAATTACCATCAGTTTCAGTTGGTGAAGAACCAGAAGTTTTAGATAAAACAGTATCATTAATAGCATTTTCAAATCCTTTTGGATTGTGTCTATTTGCACTACTTAAATTTTTATGTTCGTTTGCAGCCATTTATATATTTATTTTAACAATCATCACAAGGACAGTTATTCTTCCAACTATCATAATTTCTAGTTGGTCTTGAATATATACTGTCATACATTATTATACCATGATTTTTATAGGTATTATCATTACAAGGTTTATTAGATTCATAAGTTGGATAATCACCACTTTGGTCGCTATCATTCATATAGTCTAACATATCTTTTAAGTATATCTCAGCCTTCCTGTAAGTGTCTTGCTTATAAGCATTTAACTCAGAAGGGTCAATAATAGTAGCAAACTCATCAATATTATGCACAATACCTGCACTACTACTATTACTTTGAACTTCATTAATTACCTCAAATCTCACAAACCAACTCAAGCACCTTGTTAAGAAATCATCCATCAAGGTTTGATTTTCAGTAGTTAAAGTACCATTATTATGTTGAGTTTTTATTTCTTCATAAAACTTTTTACCAATCGCTGATTTTAAATGTGCTAATTCAGAAAGTAATAATGTGCTATCAGAAATTAAAGCAGTATCAGTATTAGCATTAGTAAAACTATTACTTATAACTTCTGCTGCTGTTACTAAAGGTATATATTGGTTTACATTTGCCATAGTTATTCTTTTTCAATTTCAGTTACTTGTAAATCACTTGCATCATCATCCCCAACCCCATCTCCATCATCATCTCTTGTTACGATAATTTGCTCTCTATCAGTTAAGAACATATTACCTTCCTCTAACATTGGTAAATCTTCATCTAACATTCTTCTTTGTTCATTAATAGTAAGGACTTGTTTAGGGTCAATCTGAGTTGCAAAACTAATTGGTGGCTCATAATGAATTACTAAATCTTCAGGTAAGAAACCTAACTCTTTATATAAAACCCCTCTAATACCATTTAATAGTAAATCAGAAGTATCTTTAATTACAGTAGTCATTGCTAAGTCATAAGCAATCCTAATCTCACTACCTGTATTATTCATTTTACCTGAACTAACCAAACCACTTAATGATGGCTGCCATCTATGAGCAGTTACAATATTTTGGTCAGTTATTCTTTGTAAGTCTATCCAACTACCATCTTGGTCATCTTTGATAATCTGAACATTAGCACTAGAAGTATCTCCATTCTTAACAATGAACATAATTTTTCCATTGTTTCCATCACCAACAAACTTCTTCTGTGCTTCTCTTACTAATTTCTTTGCTTCTTCTTCACCCATATCCCCATTAATCTCAACGATTGCTGAAGGTTGAAATCCATTCTTGAATTTAGTGTGATTCCATTTCCCAATTTCATAATCAACTGCAATATGCTCTAATGCAGCAATGTAATCAGGTAAACCATAGAATTGGAATGTAGGTTCGTAATCTTTAAATTGAAGGACAAATCTATTTCCCTTCACCTTAGGATAAAGAGGAATAGTAGATAATTTATCTTTCATAGTAGTGTACTTAGCCCAATCAGGATGGATATACACTTCTTTCTTGTTTTTAGACATTCTAACAGTAGTTGCATCTATGTGATATAGATTTAATCCACCATCATATAATACGCCCTCTAAATAGGCATTTCCAAATGAATAGTAATCATCTGCTAATTTCTTAAAAACCTCTCTTAACGATTCTCCATCAGCATTTACATCTTTAATGTATTCTTTAACATCTTCATTATTTGTAACAAACTTAGCACCACTCGTAAAGATAGTCTTTTGTGCTAATACACTTCTATGAGTAGAAGATTTACGCTTTAATTCTGCTAAATACTGAGGGAATAGATTATTAGTACCAAAAGGAATAAACTTGCTTCTTACCTTTGCTAAATCTAAAGGTTCTTCAATATGTTCAGGAATTGCTAAATTAAAAACTCCAAATTCAAAAGTGCTATTCTTTTGAGTCTGAAGATTCTTTACCTGACTTTTTCTTTTTGGTTGCTTTCTTTGGCTCATCTTTTGTTTTTGTAGTTGATAATTTTTCTACCCTATCGGTCATTCCTAAATCTTCATAAGCATACGCCAACTCCTCTTGAGTTGCTATAGCCCATTTAATTTTAAAACCATTCTTGTAAGTAGTTCCTGATGATAATTTTGCTTTATATTCTGCCATAACTGTATATATTTTTAAGTGTGATAAATCTACAACTTTTTTTTCACAATCACACATATTATTAAAAAGATATTAATAGGGAAATGTTGTTAAACTTTTTACGAACAAAGTCCAACCTATTTCTATATCTTTAATTATTATACTTTTGAAATTGCAGTTAATGCTGAAGTATTAACCTCAATAGTCCCTACATACTTTCTAGGTAATTCAAACTGTCTTGCAGTTAAAGTAATTGTCATTCCACTTTCATCAGAATAAGCAGCACCTGTGCCACCCTCCATAGAAGTCAAGTTTAAATAAGTTTGACTTTTTGCTTGGACATCCTCATTTGCATATTTATCACTAGCACCAATCACCCACCAAGAACCATTAGTATCTAGTACTGCACCCATCATACAAGTGTCCAACATTGCTTGAAATTCTGCAAATCGGTCATTGTTAATTTGTGGTACTGTAAATGATAATGTACACTCAAAAGCAGTTGAGCCATTTTCTTTTGTTCCGTTTACTGTTAATGCACCTGTTTCATTTTTGTTCTCAAAAAGAAACCAATCAGCATCAGCAGCACCTGTAAGAATACTATCTATATCGTGAGTACCTGCACCACCAGCACCATAATCAACCACATCATCAGTGTCCCAAGACCTTAATAGTATCTGAGTGATACCACCTGTTGATTGTAAATTACTACACTCAACGCCTATACCTTTATCTATTGCCATTTTTTTATTATTTTATTAGTTATTTAAAAGTAATTAAGAGAGGAGGTTTTAACACCTTCCCTCTATTATTACATTATTATTATGATGTTACTGTTACAATTCCCCATTGAACAAGAGAAGAGTACAAGTACTGAACTCCTAACTTGAAGTAACCTCTGAAGAACATTTTTTCTTCTAAATCATCGTAAAATACTTTGAAAGAACCTTCTGGGTCTGTTACATCAGTACCGATAATTAAGTTCTCAACTGCACAGTAACATACACCATTATTAACATTTGCTGCTGCTGCAGTTTCAAATAATTCAGGATTAGTGTCTGTTAAGATAGTGTCCCACTCATACATAGGTATTAATTCAACACCTCTAAACATTACTCTACGAATACCCTCTTGTTGATTTACAATTGCTAAGTCAGCAGTTGCAGTTGTAGAAGCCTCTAAGTTTGCTAAGTAAGCGTTAAAGATTTTAGGAGTTACGAACATTTTTTTATCACCTGCTGCTACTTGTTGAAGTGCTGCTGGTGCTTGGTCATATACCTTTCTAATTAATCCGATTGCATCTGCTGCAGTTGGTGCTGCTGGAGTACCCTCATACTCAAGTACAGTTTCAGCCTTCATTAATTCCATCCAACCATCAAGAGCAGTATAATTTGCTGTTCCTCCTACTACACCACCCCACGCTAATCTTACTACATCAGAAGCAATACCTGATACTGCTCTGTTTACGATTGCATCTCCTAATTGAGTTCCCTCAACATTCATTACATCTGCACCAGAACGATACATTTCTTCAATATAAGTTCCAAAGAACTCATCAGTACATTGCTCTAAAGCAACTCTACATCTACCTGCAGTAATTATTTTATCATCAATGTTAAATTGAGTGTCATCACTATCAGCAGAACATCCTGTGTATGGTTGTACTATTTTTGTTAGAGCAGCAGAAGTGTAAACATTCATTTTATGTTTAACATTAGGAATAACTCTATAGTTACGCATAATATCATCACTTCTAAATACTGGCTCGTAGAACAATTCGTTTAGTTGCGCACCACCATAAGTTGCTGCGATACTATTATTTGCTACATTTACATTTGCCATTTTTTTCTATTTTTTTAATTATTAAATTTGTTTCTAATTCTTCCTGCTATTGCATTGTAAAAACCTGCATTAGCATCTTCTGTCTTGTTTTCAACTACTGCAGGGTCGCCTTCAGTTTCAATCTCTGTACCTTTAGCATCTGTTTTGTTGATTTTAGCGTTTAACGCTTCAACTTCTCCTGTTAAAGTTTCGTTAGTCCCTTTTGAAGCAACTAATTCTTCCTCTAACAAAGAAATTTTGTTTGATAACTCTATGTTATTAGTTTCAAATTCAGAAATTTTATTCATAATTTCATCATTATCTCCTAGATTAACTGTTATCGCTGTTTGTTCAGCAACATCTTCAGAAACTTTTACATCACCTTTTACAGCAGTAACAATTTCTTCAACTTTGTTGTTAAACCATTCTTTTAACTCGTTAGTCATTTTTTTGTTATTTATATTAATACTTAATTTATTCTGTATTTCTTCCTGTGTGATGTTCTTAAATTTAGAAACATCATACTTTGCAGCCACTTTAATAGAATCAGAGATAGTGTCAATAAAACCATAATTATATGCTTCATCAGCATTTAACCAAGTTTCTTCATCCATCATCTCAGCAAGAGCATCATAAGATAATCCTGTCTTTTTCATATAAATGTCTGTAAGTTCGTTTGTGATTTTATCAAGAGTATCTGCAGTCTTTCTCATGTCTTTTGACTCACCCATTGTTCCACCCCAAGCGTTATGTATCATAAATAGAGAATTTTCTGCCATTACAACCTCATCAGCACCTAGAGCAATAATAGTAGCAATACTTGCTGCTATACCCTCAATATAAACTGTAGTTTTTGCCTCTCTCCTTTTGATTACATTATACATTGCCATACCATCAAACACATCTCCACCTAAACTGTTAATGCGTAAATTGATAGGCATATCTTTTAATCCTTTAATGTCAGTAATAAACTCTTGTGCTGTTACACCATAAGTTCCTATCTCATCAAAGATATAAATGTCGGCAGTTTCATCTGCCTTGTTCTGAATGTTATACCATTTCTCGTTCATAAATGCAAAAATAGAATTAAAAGAAATTAATTTTACCTAATTTTCTTACAAAACTTTTAGTATGTGATATTATTAGATGGAATTGCCTTCTTTCTTTCTTTGTAAACTATATTTTGTGATTGGCTTTCGCTTATGTCATACTTGATAGATAAATCCATCCAAGTGTGAGTTCTGCTACCCTCATTACCCACTAACATTCTATCAAAGTCAGCAATAATCATATAGTTTCTTACTCTCTTAGGGTCTATTATGCCTTTCTCAACAAGATGTCGTATAATATCTTTACAAGTTGGTGATTGCCCAAATCGCTTTTCTAATTCAATACCACAAATATCAATGAAGTCTTTGACTACATCTACTTTATTTTGTCTTTGTTTTTTTTGAGGCATTTTTCTTTTTAGTAGTTTGTTGAGGTTTTTTCTTTTTAGGCGTTTGTTCAGTTTCAATCCACTCATCTACTAAAGTTTCCCAGAATTTACAGATTGCTGCTCTACAAGATGAGCAATTAATGTCTTGCTTTTGTGTAGGAAATAATAAGTGCCATTCTGAAAACATTATTCTTAATGATTCAGAGTGGTAAGTGGTGAAATTTGCTGTGTATTTCTTATTAGTGATAACAGCATTTGTCATCATCTTTCTTTTTTGCTTACTATAATCTTCAGCGATTTCTTTAAAATTCATATGTAAGATTTACCATTTATTTTTAGGACATTTACCAAAAAACTCTTTTGTTAAAGATGTTTTCGCATCTAGGAAGCACTTGCAATCAGCACATCTTGCACCTCTTTCTATCTTTGGTCTTTTAAGCAACATAAAGTTTCGGTAAAAACTACAA